GTGGATTCTCTCTCGGTCATCAACCCTGCTAGATGGCACAATTTGGCAGTTATCCACAGATCCAGCCGAAACAGACAAAACCCGAGGTAGTTCACTGAAAGTGGCGACAAACAAGAAAACCCCAGCTAAATCCAGCCGTTTCCCGATGCTCTCGAACGCGGCCGCAGTCGAGCAGCTGATCGCTGAACTCGAGAAACTCGGCCGGCTCGAGACAGTCGACGTCGCGCTCGTGAACGCGACACGCGCCGCAGCTCGACTCGTCGACGACGCCCCGACCCCTGGAGCTGTGAAGGAATACTCAAACCTCCTCGACAAGCTTCGCAATCTCGGAAAGGACGACGATGGCATCTCGCACCTTCTGGACGACTTGCGAGCCGAGACTCTCGACCGTCGCAAGCCCGGACCGTGATCACCACGCCGGCCAGATCGCCGGCATCATGCGTCGGCTCGGAACACCGATCATGCCCTGGCAGGAGCACGTCGCCCGGATCGCGACCGAACAGATCGACGGTCGACCGGCCTACCGGACCGTAATCTGCACCGTTCCTCGTCAGTGCGGCAAGTCGAGTCTGCTACTCGGCGTCCTGGTGGCCGGCATGGTGAACGGCCATCATCGGAGCGTCTACACGGCTCAGACGGGATTCGACGCTAAACGAAAGCTGATCGACGACTGGGCTCCGCTGCTCGAAGCATCGAGCCTCGGACCGCTCGTAAAGCGCGTCTACCGCGCGGTCGGAATGGAAGCGATCCACTTCCTCGGAGGAGGCCGGCTCGAAGCGATGAACAACTCGCTAGTGGCCGGCCACGGCCGGACGATCGACGGTGTGGCCGTGATCGACGAAGCATTCGCCGACGCGGACGACCGACGCGAACAGGCGATGATCCCAGCGATGGCAACGAAGCCGAGCGCTCAGCTCTGGATCGTGTCGACGGCCGGCACGATGGAATCGGCCTACCTACGTCGGAAGGTAGCGCTCGGCCAGCAAGCCGTCGAGGACGGCCGCACCAGCGACGTCTGCTACTTCGACTGGTCGGCCGAAGCCGACGCGGACATCGACAGCCCCGACGTCTGGAGACAGACGATCCCAGCGCTCGGCCATACGATCTCCGAAGAAGTTGTTCGTCAGGCTCGACTCACGATGTCCGAGAACGACTTCCGTCGCTCCTGGCTGAACCAGTGGACGAAAACGGACGAGCGCGTGATCCCCCAGGCGATGCTCGAGGCCTGCAAGGTGAACACCGGACCGGAAGGCCAGCTCGTGTTCGCAGCTGACATCTCCCTCGACCGAGCGGTCGCATCGATCGTCGCCGCCGATGAGCATGGTCGCGTCGAGCTCGTCGAGAACAGGGAAGGAACCGGCTGGATCGCCGACCGGCTCGCGCACCTCGTGCAGCGACACGGAGGCCGCGTCGTGCTCGACGGCTACGGTCCGGCCGGCCTGCTCGCTGACGACCTCGAGCGACTGAAGATCTCGGTCCTGCGATACAACACTCGCGACTGTTGCTACGCCGCGAACGCCACCTACGACGCGCTCCTGGCCGGCACGATCCAGATCCGACCCCACGCGAAGATCGACGAGTCTTGCGCGGCCGCACGAAAGAAGCCGGTCGGCTCATCGTGGCTCTGGAGCCGCTCCGACCCAGGAGTCGATCTCACTCCACTACACGCGCTCACTCTTGCCTATCATGCTGGAAAGCATCGAACAGAGCCGCCTAAAGGCCGGCCGATGGTACTGTGACGAGGTTATGGGCATCTTCACCCGACGTAAGACCGAAACACGCGAACGCGACATTCCGTTCGTCTACCCGTCGTATGGATTCTTCCAGCCGATCCAGGGCCCAGTCACAGTCAACAGTCAAACCACGCTCGGCATTCCGGCCGCGTACCGCTGCGTTCAGCTGATCGCCGACTCGATCGCCAGCCTTCCGCTGAAGGCTTACCGGCATAACGTCGAGGTGGAACCGACGCCGGCCATCCTGTATCAGCCGGACCGGACGATGACCCGTCACGAGATGATCGCGTCGACCCTGCTCTCGATGCTCATCCACGGAAACGCCTACTGGCTACTCGGCGACCGAGACGCGCTCGGCTACCCCCGGCAAGCAGTCCTACTCGCCACCGACGCAGTGAACGTCCGCACGCTCGGCGCGGAGCTCATCTATCACGTCAGCGGACAGTCGTACACGAGCGAAGACATCCTGCACTTCCGAGGCTTGCAGCAGGCCGGCTCTCCTATGGGAATGAGCGTGCTCGAGCACCACCGTCGAACCATCGGTATCTCGATCGCCGGCGAAGACTGCGCATCCGAGGTCTACAACGCCGGAGGCCTGCCGGTCGGCGTGCTCGAAGCGGACGAAGCGATGTCGAAGGACGAAGCCGACCAGGTGAAAGCTCAGTTCGTCGCCGCGAACGGTGGCCGCAGCCGAGGCCCAGCGATCCTCGCTAACGGCCTGAAATATAAGCCGCTCAGCTTCAACCCAAAAGACCTCGAGCTGATCGACGCCCGTCAGTATTCGGCACAACAGATCTGCACCATTTTCGGCGTGCCGGCCTTCCTCGCCGGCGTCGCCGCACCTAACTCGATGACTTACTCCAACGTGAACCAGGACTCGATTCACTTCGCCCGATACACGCTCCGGCCGTGGATCTCGCGCGTCGAGGCCACGCTCTCAACTCTGATCCCTCGAGGCCAAGAGGCCAGGTTCACGATGGACGCGCTGCTCCGCGCTGACACGATCACCCGATACCAGGGATACGAGATCGCCATCCGAGCCGGCTTCCTGACTCCGGCCGAGGTGCGCGACCTGGAGGACTTCGGCCTCGAAGCAGCGGACCAGTCCCAGCCGGAGGAAATTGACACGGAGGTTACCGATGTCAGCGTTTGAGATCCGCACCGTCGAATTCGCTCACTTCGAGGTCCGCGAAGACGACGACGGCCACCACCTCGTCGGCATCGTCGCTCCGTTCGGAGCTCTCTACGACGCCGGCCGGTATCTCGAGCGTTTCGCGTCGAGCGCGTTCGATAAGACGATTAAGGAACGCGGATCACGAATCCCACTGCTGGAGCAGCACGCCACCGACCGGCTTCCGATCGGAATGTCGACGAGCTGGCAGAAGACGAAAGACGGACTGATCGGCGACTTCCTGCTCGCCAGAACCGGCCGTGGAGAAGAAGCTCGACAGCTCGCGATGGACGGCATGGTGACCGGCTTCTCGGTGGGCTTTATTCCGGTACGGAACTCCACTGACGACATGAACGGAAAGCCGCTCATCACTCGGCAAGAGGTGAAGCTCGATCACGTCGGCTTCGTTCGGAACCCGGCCTACCAGGAAGCGCAGCTTCTATCCGTCCGTTCATACGATCCGGACGATCCCGAGGTCGCTCCGAAACTTGCCAAGTGGAGAGGGCTTATTCTGTGAAGAGCTTCGCTGTCACCGTCGTCGCATCCGGCACCGGAACCCTAATCGTTCTCCGTCCGTCCGATGCCTGAATACAAAATCCCCGGCAACATCGCCTCCGCTGCCAGCCGAGGGCTACAGCTCCTCGAGTACGCCGGCGACGGCCTCCAGCCGCGCACCATCCGCGAAGCCCGACGAATGGCCGAAGGTTACGTCGACCTGGACAAGGCGATCAGAGCTGCAGCCTGGTTCGCACGCCACCGAGCAGACCTGGACTCGCCGGACGCGGACGCCTACATCGACGGCGAACGCGATCGCCCCACAGCCGGCCAGGTGGCATGGCTCCTGTGGGGAGGCCAGATCAACCGCGACAACCGCTACAACGCTCAGGCGTACTTCGAGCGCCTGGTGGAGCGTGAACGCGACAACAATTCCTGAAGATCAGAATCCGACGAACGATCTGTCTAGAATCCCGACTGGCCGTCACAGCTCGCCGCATCATGCACCAGCAGACACCGGAAACCGAACCCCAACGAGGAGACATTCCGAAATGAAACTGCTGGACCAGCTGATCGCCGAGCGCGCCGAAATCGCCACCTCGGTCGAGGCCACCCTGAACCGCGCCGCCGAAGAGCATCGCGACCTGAGCGACGCCGAGGACAAGAACGTCGGCGACCTGACCGCACGCGCGAAGGAGCTCGACGGCCGCATCTCCGATCTCCGCGAAATCCAACTCGCCAACCTCGAGGCCGCGAAGCTCCGCGCCGAAGTCGCTTCGACCGAATCCCCGAAGGAAGCCGTGGCCGTGAACCGAATCGAAGTCAAGTCGGAGCCCCTGACCTACCGCTCGGACGTGAAGGATCACAGCTTCTTCCAGGACGCCTACGCCGCCCAGTTCCTCGGCGACGCCGGCGCCGCCCAGCGTCTCGCGCGTCACCAGGCCGAGATGAAGGTCGAGCTCCGCGACTCCGGCTCGTCCAACTTCGCCGGCCTCGTCGTTCCGCAGTACCTGACCGGCCTCGCCGCTCCGTTCCTGCGCGCCGGCCGTAACACTTGCGACGTCAGCCGTCAGCTCCCCCTCACCGACTCCGGCCTAACCGTGAACGTCTCGCGCGTCACCACCGGCTCAAGTGTCACCGCTCAGAACGGCGACAACGGAGCCGTGACCGAGGCCAGCCCCGACGACACGCTGCTCA